GAGAAAATAATGTAGAAGAATTTAAAAAAGGTACATATACAGTTGACGATGCTGTTTATGGAGAATATACTGTAACATTATCACTCGTTGATGAGATGGCTCAGTTTGACAGACCGTACAGCGAAAGTCAGTTAGCTTATCCTGCAACATTAAATAGTATTATCTTAAATGCTTGTAGTATCTGTAATGTACCACTTGCAACTAGTTCTTTACAATTTCCGCATAGAGATTTTTCTGTACCTAATAGACCGAGTGGTGAAAGCACAACATTCAGAGAAGTTATAGGCTGGGTTGCTACGCTAGCAGGTTGTTTTGCAAGATGTAATGTTGATGGCGAATTAGAGTTAAAATGGTTTGACATTAATTCACTTGATGCAGAACAAGAAGCTGTATATGATGGCGGAACAATTAATCCGTGGTCAACCGGCAATACTGTAGACGGTGGCACATTTAATCCGTGGTCAACAGGCGATACTGTAGACGGCGGTGCGTTTACTGATACACATAACGTTCATTACATTTCATCTTTACATTCTCAATCTTTGGGTGTAGATGATGTAGTAATAACTGGTGTCAGAATAACGGTAGAAATTGACGATGTAGAATCGGATGAAGATACCAAAGTATTCATGCAAGGTACCGATGGTTATGTGATAGACATAGCTGATAATAAGTTTATTACTGAAGATAACGCCACAACAATATTAACTTGGTTAGCTACATTATTAATCGGCACTAGATTTAGAAAGTGCAATATTCAACATCCGACAGACCCAACGATTGAAGCTGGTGATATTGCATTATTATGGGATACTAAAGATGTTGAACATAGAATATTAATAACTAGAGTTGATTTTTCTCCTACTCGTTTACAGACAGTTATTTCAGGAGCGGCTCCTGTTGGTAGAAACTCTGCTACACGATTTAGCAGTCAAACTAAATCATATGTAGAAACTAGGAGACAGTTACGGGAACAAAAAGATAGTTACGATGATGCACTAGAAAGGTTGGCAGAAAGAGTTGATAGTTCTAGTGGTTTATATGAAACTGATGTCACACAACAGGACAGTTCTGTGATAAAATATTATCATAATAAACCACAATTATCAGAATCAGATATACAGATTGTAATCTCTGATGTAGGCATTACAGTCACATCAAACGGCACCGACACTAATCCAACATGGTATGGTCTTACTGTTGATGGTAATTTAATTACTAGTATTTTAAATACTGTTGGTATTAATGCTGACTGGATTGTAACTGGAACAATTCAAGACCAAGCAGGTAAGAACAATTGGAATCTAATTACTGGCCTTTTGTCAATTAATGACGGTTCTATTGAGACATCGAGGGAAGTCGGAAATAATACGGGTAAAATTGTTATTGACGGCGGTGCGATAACATTTTATAGAGACGGTGTAGAAGGGGCATCGCTAACACCTTTTCAATATACAACGTACAGAGACAATTACGGAAATGCTTTATGTATCACATACAAGGACGCTGTTGTATTTGGAAGAGTTTCTGGAAATAGCTATAGTGCATCAATGCGTTTGGTATATGGGTCAGATTCCATTGCGAGATTGTTTTTAAGTTCCATTGTCTTTGAAGGCGGGAACTCAAGTTTTCTCAATATAAAGGGCGGTTCGTCAAGTAGTGCAAAGGGGATGTACTTCACAAATACGGCGGCGTATGTCACAGGGTACTTGTATGCACTTGATAACTTCTACAACGAAAAAGCATTAAGCAACACAAGTACGTATAGAACCGTTACGATGACAGCTACTGGTCTTCTCGGTGTAACATCTTCATCAAAACGATGGAAAGAGAATATACATAAAGTTGATGAGACTGATGCAAGAGCGATTGTAGATGGATTATTGGCAGTTGATGTGGTCAGATTCCAATATAAAGAAGGACATGTTTCGGACGAACATTTTGATTATTCAAAACCTATACTTGGTTTAATAGCTGAAGACGTATATGCCAAATTTCCAGATGGTGCAATTGTTGATGCTAAAGACGAAACACTTGTTGATGACTGGGATTTTCGAAAAATAATACCTGCCTTAATCTTGACTGCCCAAGAACAAAAACAGAAAATTGATGAACTTGAGGATCGTATCACACGTCTTGAAACATTATTATTAAAGGAGGAATAATTGTGTATCAGTATTATGTAACGGAAGTTAGAAAAACACAAGCAGGTGAATTTGAACATGAAAATTATTGGGCTTTTGATGAAAACGCTGAAAAAGCAAGACTGAAGGGAGAAGCTAAGTTTCACGAAATCCTGTCTAGAGCGGCGATTTCTACCTATGCAGAACACGGCGCAATCTTGTTCAGTTCTAAATGTTATCCGTTAATGCACGATGTGTATGAACATAAACAAGAAGAATAAAGGAGGTTGTTAAATGGCCGTAGTAGTAATACAACATCGGCGTGGGTCATATACTAATTTTGACCCTCAGTATTTACGACCTGGAGAATGGGCAATCGTTCAAGAGAATGACCCAAACTCTCCAGACGGTAAAGCTATCTATGTTTGTATATCTTCCGGGGTTATAAAACGTATCGCATCTGTTGATGAACTTGGAGACTATGATGCCCAAGCTGAACAGGCTTTAGAAGATATTAGAGCAATAGCAACAAACATTGATACGCAATTAGCACAAGTTAACACTAAAGCTAGTGAAGCCGAGCAATCGGCTTCACTAGCTAATGTTGCAAAACAGGGGGCAGAAACTGCGAAACAAGGAGCCGAAACTGCTAAAGACCAAACAGAGCAGTTAGCATCCCAAGCAGAAACTACTATTACTACACAAACAAATATTGCTATTCAAAGAATTAATGATGCCGCAGATGCGAGAGCCGCAACTATAGACACTGATGGCATCATACATCTATAATTACATTTACAAATGGTAAACATTCGTGTATAATATAGATATACGGGAGGTGAGAAAATGGCTTTTAATATAGTGACTGCGGACTTTAATAAAAGAAGTCGAGACACTAGAACTCCTCAATTATTTCAATGGGACTATGGACAAATTTTACATATAGTAGGTCTTAATTTACCGCCCGCTTTTGAGGTTCATTTCTCTAACGAACCAATAGTTGGAGAAGCTGAAACACACATGACAGATGGTGAGTATATTGAGATACCATATAAATTTTTAGAACCTGGAAATACTGTATATGCGTTTATCTTTTTACATGAAACTGATTCTGACGGTGAAACAAAATATACAATTACAATTCCAGTCAGAAAAAGACCAAAACCTATTCAAGTAGAACCTACACCAACTGAAAAATCTATTATTGATGAAGCTATCGTAGCCCTAAACAATGCGATAACAAAAACAAATGAGAATGTAGAACAGTCGAAGGAATATTCTGAAGATTCAGAACGATATGCTCAACAGTCCTTAGAACACTCCCAGAACTCTGCCGAATCTGCAAGACAAGCAAAACAGTCTGAAGATAATGCGAAATCATCAGAAACCAATTCTAAAGCATATGCTGAAAGGGCTGAATTTGCGAAAACTAAATCTGAAGAATTTGCAAGCAATGCCTATCAGTCTGAACTTAATGCAGAGGATGCGGCAACTAGAGCAGAACAATCTGCGGCAGTTAGTGGCTACATGTTTTTCGATATAGGCGAAGATGGACATTTATATTTAGATAAAACACGCAATGTTGATGTTGATTTTTATTTAAGCACTATAGATGGTCATTTATACGTAACTGAGTAAAGGAGGTGTACAATGCCTAAAGATTTAGGAATAGTAGATGCTTATGCGTTTGCCGTAAGTAAGGGCTATACTGGTACACGGGAAGAATTTGCTGAACTCATGGCAAGTTATGCTAGTGTTGCAGAAAGAGCGGAAGCAAGTGCAGACAGAGCAGAACAAGCAAAAACAGACGCAGAACGTGCAAGAGATACAGCTAGTACATCAGCAAGCACAGCAACAACAAAAGCATCTGAAGCTAGTATATCAGCGTCTAACGCTAATCAGAGTGCAACGACAGCAAGTACTAAAGCGTCTGAAGCTAGTACCTCAGCATCTAATGCCGAAGCATCAGCACAAACTGCAAGTACTAAAGCTGGTGAAGCAAGTACATCAGCACAAACCGCTAGCACAAAAGCATCTGAAGCATCGGCAAGTGCAACATCTGCTAATACTGCTAAGACAGCGGCAGAAACAGCAAAAACTGCGGCAGAGACTGCACAACAAAAAGCAGAACAAGCGGCTGAACAATCAAAAGATTATAAGCCTCAGATTGTTAATGATATTATAGTATTTTAGAAAGGAAGGCAAAATGAGTATTCAAGGATTTCAGTTTGAAGATAGTGATGTGATTCATAAATATGATTACGAATCACTAGAGAATAAGCCAGAATTTGACACCACGCTTACACAAACTGGAAAAATACCAGATGCTAAAAAAGTTGGCGATGAGATAAGTAATTTAAAAGAAGATTTTAATAGCGCATTTGAATACGAATATTCAAAGAATAGGTTCAACGGCGAAGTAACCGCAGGCGGTATTATTCAAAACACAACAGGCGAAGTTGTTGAATTGTCGAGCCATTCATATAGCGATTGGATTGATATTTCAAATCATGGGTCGGATAACGTGGTGTTTTCGAACGCAACAAGCACATCAGCATCCTATACTAATCTGCGCTATGCTTTTTATGATGCAAACGAAACATTTGTATCGGGTGGAATTGCACCGACAAAGCAAAATGATGCAACATTGCATAGAGATTATGCAGTAATAACAACACCTGCAAACGCTGTATATATGCGCTTTTCAGTGCCGACCTCATGGTTTAATTTAACGGACAAGGTACAGATTGAATACGGACAGGTGAGCGCATATTCGGCATATACTGGAGATATTCCGACATTAAAAGATACATCATTACCCATAGACTTAATGGATGATGTTGGCAGTATGATAGCAGATGCAACCGCCGAATTTACGGAATTTGTTAATTCCGACAAAGAACGCTTTACACAGGATACGGAAATACAGTTAACGTGGATTGATGGTGAATATTACAATCTGACAACAGGAGCTGTTGCAACGGCATCTGGATATTCAAGGACAGCAAAAGCCGAGTGTAAAGCGGGCGACATTATCAGAATCATCAATAACAAAGGGCAGATTCTATGGTTCGATAACAATGACAATCTGCTTTTGAATGAAAGCACTTCGTATAATTCGAGCATATACCGGGTTGCTCCAACCAATGCGGCCAAATATGCCTTTAATAATCAAGACGCAACAGTTAGAGCAACAGCATGTCATAAGACCAATACAGCAACCGACATTATCAGCCATACATTCAAAGCACCTGCAAGGCTTATCTGCGGTTCGGATCGTTTCGAAAGCGGTCAATATGTTTCAACAACTAACGGCAGATATTATTCTGGGAGTGCCTACTCTACGTATTTCTGTCTGCCAGTTTGGGAAGTGGAGCCAAGCCACAAATACAG